CTGGCTTGGGCTTGCAACCTCACTGCCGAGAGGTAGAAGTCGCTAGCGAGCCATACTATATCGTGAGCTTCAAAGCTTACGCATCAGATATTAGGATCGCAAACCTAACCAGAAAATATGAGCGTCAGAAGACGAAACCGGATTCGAGGGCGAAGAATCGTTACATCACTGAGGTTAATCCGGTGAAGTCGCGGCCTGTCCGATGCATCAGCGTCGATTCTCCGTCGCATCTCTACCTGGTGACGCGCAGTCTCATTGCGACCCACAACACGAAACGGGACCAGGCGCGGATCACGCATAGCGAGGCAACGCGCATGGTCAGGGCCTCACCGGCGCTCAAGCGCATGGTGAAGATCTACAAAGACAATTTGCACATCCCGGAGACGGCTTGCAAATACGAGCCGTTGGGGGCCGACGCCAACTCGATGGATGGGCTCAACATTCATGGGGCCATGATCGACGAGGTACACGCGCACCGGACGAGCGCGGTGATCGACGTGCTGGATACGGCGACGGGAGCACGGAGGCAGCCCCTGGTGTTCGAGATTACGACGGCGGGCTATGACCGGCAATCGATCTGCTGGGAGCACCACGAGTACACCCGACAGGTGCTGGAGGGACTGATACAGGATGATACGTGGTTCGGCTATATCGCAACCATCGACGAGGGCGATGACTGGAAAGAGGCGTCCTCCTGGATTAAGGCTAATCCAAACTATGGCGTATCAGTCAAGCCTGATGACTTACGGGCAAAGGCCAACAAGGCCGCCCACATGCCAGCGGCACAGAACGCCTTCCTGCGGTTGCATCTCAACGTGTGGACGCAGCAGTCCGATCGCTGGATCGACATCGACCTCTGGGACGCCAACGCAGGGGCGGTCGACGAGGCGGATCTCGCCGGACGGAAATGCTACGGGGGGCTAGACCTCTCCGCGGTCTCGGACCTGGGGGCCTGGGTGCTGGTCTTTCCGGATGATGACGACCCGGACAGCCTCGACATTCTGGCGCGATTCTGGTGTCCGGAGGCGCGACTGGTCGACGACAGCAACAAGTACAAGGAGCAGTATCAGGAATGGGCGCGCGGGGGCTGGCTGACGGCCACGCCAGGGGATGCCGTGGACTATCAGTTCATCAAGCGACAGATATTGTCTGACGCGGAGACGTTCCGGCTCGAGGATCTGAACATAGACCGGCTGTTCCAGGCCTACCAGCTCTCGATGGAGCTGCAGGACGAGGGACTGACGGTGTTTGGGATGGGCCAGGGGTTCCTGTCTATGGCCGTGCCGGTGAAGGAGTTCGAGAAGCGGCTGTTAGAGAGGAAGTTGCGGCACGGCGGCAATCCCGTGTTGCGCTGGATGGCAGGGAACGTGGCGGTGAAACAGGACGCCGCGGGGAACCTGAAGCCAGACAAAGCGGAGTCGCAGGGAAAAATCGACGGCATCGTCGCCCTGATCATGGCGCTGGACAGGGCTATGCGGCACCAGGCCGAGGGCGGATCGGTGTACGAGGAGCGGGGGATCCTGGTGCTGTGAGTATCGACATCTATGACCTGATCGTGGGGCTGGGCATCATCGCGATCTGCACGGGGGCAGCCCTGTTCGATATACGAGCGGGACTCATCGTCATCGGTATCGCGCTGGTTAGTATGGGCATAACGTTGGCGAGGCTTAAGGCGGGACATGCTGGTAGATCTGTTCAAACGACGCTCTCTAGAGGATCCAGAGACGGACCTGACCGCAACTGAACTAGCGAGCTGGCTGGGAGCGACCTATACGCCCAGCAGCGGCGAATCGGTCAGCATCACGACAGCCATGCGCACATCGGCGGTGTTCGCCTGCGTGCGGGTAATCGCCGAGTCGGTGGCCAGTCTGCCGCTGATCGTCTATCAGCGCATGGGTGGGCGAGGCAAGCGGCGGGCCCCTGAGCATCCGCTCTATGAGCTGTTGCACGGGATCCCGAACCCCCACATGACTGCTGTGGAACTCCGCGAGAACCTGGCTGGGCACGTGTGCCTCTGGGGGATAGCCTACTGCGAGAAGGTCTACGACGGGGCAGGGCGGATCCGCGAGTTATGGCCCCTGAGGCCGGACCGCATGGTGCTGCGGCAGGAAGATGGCAAACCGTCATGGTGGCAGTACACGATGAGCAGCGGCGAGGCCATCGCCCTATCCATGGATCGTGTCTGGCGCACCCGAGGCATAGGGATAGATCGCTACACGGGCTCTTCGGTGATCAGCCAGGCGAGAGAGGCCATTGGGACGGCCCTTGCCACGGAGAAATATGGCGGGCTGTTTTTCGCCAACGCTGCGCACCCCGGGGGCGTGTTGCAGACGGACAAAAAACTGAACCAGGCGGCGGCAACCAACCTCAAGGCCTCCTGGGAGGCCGCCCATAAGGGAATGGATTATGCGCATCGTATCGCCGTCTTGGAGGAGGGCGTGCAGTGGCAACAGGTGGGCATGCAGCACGACGACGCGCAGTTCCTGGAGACGCGAAACTTTCAGGTGGTGGAGATCGCGCGCATGTTCCGGATGCCGCTGCACATGATCGGGGATTTGACGAGAGCCACATTCAGCAACATCGAGCATCAGGGGATCGAGTTCGTGACGCTCACGCTGGCGCCCTGGCTGACGCGATTCGAGCAAAGCGCTCGGCGAGACCTGCTCTCCGAGAGCGAGCGCAAGAGCTACTTTGTGGAGCATCTCGTGGATGGCCTTTTGCGCGGGGACATCCAGAGCCGTTATCAGGCATATGCCACAGGGCGACAAAATGGCTGGCTCTCGGCGAACGACATCCGGGAGCTCGAGAACATGAACCCGGTGGATGGCGGCGATATCTATCTTGTGCCGCTGAACATGGTCCCGGCCGATGACATAGGGAGCATACGATCGAATGGCGCAACGCCAGAGGGCAGGGTCCTGCTGCCAGAGATCCGGTCCGACGCATCGGGGAGCGCCGAGTCTCGGAGACGGATCGCCGAATCATATCGGCGGCTGGTCGCTCAGGCCACGGAGCGCATCCTCAAACGGGAAGAGGCCGACATTATGCGCCGGGCCGAAAAGTTGCTGCGCGCCGGGGATGTGGCGGGCTTTTTGACCTGGTTAGAGGAGTTCTATAGGGACCACCCTGCCTTTTACGAGCAGTACATGCTGCCCGTACTGGAGAGCCTGGCCGAGCTGATCACAGCCGATGCCTATGGCGAGCTGGGCATGGAGGGGACGTTCAACGAGGCCCTGGATGCCTTTGTACGGGAGTTCACCGCGACCGCCGCGGCAAAGTATTGCTACTCGAACCATGGCCAACTGCGCGAGGTGGTGCGAGAGGCTGAGACGGGCGAGGAGCTGGCCGCGCTACAGGCGCGATTCGACGAGTGGATCGAAAAGACACCCGATAAGCAGGCCATGCGCCAGACGGTGCGCTGCCAAAACGCAGTTACGCGCGAGGTCTGGATAGGAGTGGGCATCTCTAAACTGCGTTGGGTCACACATGGGGAGAACTGCCCGTATTGCAACGCTCTCAGTGGCAAGGTGGTGGGGATCAACTCGTGGTTTTTGGATGGGGACGTCGATTTCGAGCCCGAGGGGGCCGATGGCCCCATTAGACCGAGCTATAACATAGGCCATGCGCCAGCACACGATGGGTGCGACTGTGGCATAGCCCCAGGGGGATAGGGATGGACGACAAACGAGAACTGCGCACATACGCCATGGATAGTGTCGAGATTCGGGCCGACGGAGGCGATAGCGCACAGCAGCACATCAGCGGACACGCGGCCGTATTCGGCACGTGGACGCGCATCTGGGACTGGCGTGAGAGGATCTTGCCCGGCGCGTTTACGCGAGCGATCGCCGAGGATGACGTGCGGGCGCTCTATAATCACGACCCCAACTATGTCCTGGGGCGCAACATAGCAGGGACGTTGGATCTGGCCGAGGATGATCAGGGACTCGTCGTGGACATCATTCCCCCCGAAACGCAGTGGGCCCGGGATCTGTTGGTCACTATGGGGCGCGGCGACGTGAACCAGATGTCGTTTGGGTTCACCGTAGGCGCCGAGGAGTGGGTGTTCAACGAGGACATCGATATATGGGACCGGAGCATCAGGGAGATTTCTCGACTCTGGGACGTGTCGCCGGTGACCTTCCCGGCGTACCCAAGCACCGACGCGCAAGTACGCGCGATGGGACTATATGTCCCCAAGCCGCCTCAGGAGAGGCGGCGCGATGGGGGCGCGCATGGCGGAGCTCAGGAGAGCCAGATCATGCACCGAATCAGGAGACAGCGTATGCTCGACTTGATCGAGCGCTCATTGTAGGAGGCAAACGATGGCAACGACACTTGAGTTAAGGCAGCAACGCGCCAACATCTGGGAGCAGGCCAAGAAATTGCAGGAGCTCGCCGAGGGCGAGCTCCGTGACCTTACGGCCGAGGAGCAGAAAACGTGGGACCAGATGATGGCGGATATCGACGCTCTGGGCGCGCGCGTGGAGCGACAGGAGCGCGCCGAGCGGATCGAGCGGGAGATGAACGGCTACCAGTCCCAGACCGGGGCAGATAGGGACCCGGGCAACGAGGGGACTGGCGACGATGAGGCCGGGGGACAGGCGGAGCGCGATAGGGTCTATCGGGAGACATTCGGGCGTTATCTGCGCGGGGGGCGCGAGGCGCTCACCTACGAGCAGCGCCAGGTGCTGCAAGGCAACTTTCAGGCCCTAAAGGGCGGAGAGGGGCGCGCACTGACCACGCTCACGGGATCCTCGGGCGGCTACACCGTGCCGGATGGGGCGATGGCGCCCTTTACCCGGGCCATGATCGACTGGGGCGGGGTCCGTAGGGCCCGCACAGAGAAAATTACGACCAGCGATGGCCGCGATATCCCCTATCCTACCGGCAACGATACCGGCAACACGGGGCGGCGCATTAGTGAGAATAAGCAGGTCGCGGAAGCCTCTCCGACATTCGGAGGCAAGGTGCTGCGAGCCTATATCTACACCTCGGACGAGGTGCTGGTGCCCTTTGCGCTGCTGGAGGATACCGAGTTCGACATCGAGAGCTTTTTGATGACAGCGTTCGGAGAGCGCATCGGTCGGATCCAGAACTCGGAGGATACCACAGGGACGGGCGATAGCATGCCCGAGGGCCTCACCGTGGTCACCACGGTGGGCAAGACGGCAGATGCTGCGGCGGACGTGGACTTTGACGAACTGATCGACCTGGAGCTCTCCGTCTACGGCGTCTATCGCCAGGCCGCAGAGTGGATGTTCAACACCACGACGCTGGGGATCCTGCGCAAGAAGGTGGACAACAACAACCGGCCGCTGTGGTCGCCCGGCATCGCCGGGGGGACCCCAGACCGCATCTGGAACTATCCCTATGTGATCAACGAGGATATGCCCGATGTGGAGGCCAGCGCTAAGCCGATCGCCTTTGGCGATATGTCCTATTTCAAACTCCGGGACGTGCGCGGTATCCAGGTGCTGCGCCTGGTCGAGCGTTATGCGGACTATGGTCAGGTCGGTTTCCTGGCCTTCCACCGCCACGACGCCAAATACATCGACGCGGGGACGCACCCGATCAAGGTGCTGCAGCAGGCAGGGGCCTAGGGAATAGGGAACGATTAACACGGGGCGACGCATGCCGCCCCGCACATAAGGAGCAAAACTGATGAATACGAACTTGTACGAGGGGACGTTGGTGCGCAAGGCCCTGGCCTATGCCAGCGGCACTGCCGATCGCGAAGGCGAGATCATGGACATGGCCGGATACGACGAGATCGAGGCCGTGGTCATGTTCGCCGCCATCGCGGGGAGCGCGGATACGGCGGTCAAACTGGAGTATGGCGATGAGAGCAACCTGTCGGACGCCGAGGACGTCTCCGGCGCCACCAGTGATGTGGCAGACGACGACGACGATCAGATTTTCCGGCTGATCCTGCGCAACCCGACAAAGCGCTACGTGAGGGTAGTCGTGGACAAGGACACATCGAACGCGACGGCCGAGTGCGCGATCTATCGCATGAATAAGGCGCGCAACATGCCGGTCACGGCCAACGTGACGGACGAGGTCACGGCGGTGCAGGTGGTAGGAGAATAACAGGCAGGGTCCTGCCAGAGGAGAAAACTATGAATGAGACAAGACGACACTGGCGATTGGCCCTGGTTATCGCGGGAGTGCTGCTATGGGCGGTGCTGGGGGCTATGGCCTGCCGACAAGATATTACGTATCCCGAGGCATACCCAGGACCGGACAGCGTAGTGGGGGCCGCGGGCTATGTGGGCAAAGTGCACGGGGACGGGCCTAGCAAGCTCGTCGTCGAAAGCGGCGGCGAGGTGGAGGTCCAGTCCGGGGGCATCCTGGATCTGCAGGAGGGGTCCCTGGTCTACATGCTGGGAGATCAGTCCAGCGCGGGGACGCTGCGGGTCAATGCGCTCGTGGTCACGACGACTGTAGACGTGGACGACAACGCCGATTTCGCCAAGGGTGTAGCCGTGGGCGAGAACCTGACGGTGAC